CTATCGTTTACTGCTTTGTCTTATGTGTTCTCACCGATTAAAACCAACAAGATCATTCGCAAGACCGACGTTACCACATTCATCAGTGGGTTCAACACAGATGGATCTATCACTGGTCCGACCGGAGCGATTGCAAGAACGATCTCTTCTATCACCGGACCATCTGGTGCGAGCAGTATGCCGCCTAATGCATCTGTCACAACAGAAAACTTTGAATTTGGTAGCGTGACTGGCGGACTAAGTATTACTGGAGCAACCTTATCATGAGCAATGACAATCCTTTAGAAGATGCACTCAATATCGACCCTGTTGAAAAAGAGGAAAAGATGCCGCTGCGAAAGCCTGTGGAAATCGACTTGTCAAAGTTTCCTGAGCGAAAGCAGATGCACCAAAGACAAGATTACTCTGAGGTGCGTGAAAACCTCAAGGAGTTGATCGATGGTGGCAAGGTTGCACTCGATGGCATTCTCAAAGTCGCGTCCGAGAGCGATAGCCCGCGTGCGTTCGAAGTTGTTAGTCAATTACTCAAAACATCGGTAGAAGCAAACAAGGAACTACTCGATGTTCATAAACAGATGAAAGAACTTGAGGCAGAAGATAAGGCAAAGAATGTAACAAACAATGCCTTCTTCGTTGGATCGACAAAGGAACTCCAAGAGTTGGTCAACAAACAACTGCCCAAGAAGCGTGTGAAGAGGATTACTTCTAATGACCAAGAAACATGATGCAGAATCCTATCTTGGAAACATCAATCTCAAAGCGGCAAACGTAGAGACAGAATACACAAAAGAACAAATTGAAGAATACGCCAAGTGTGCCGCCGACCCGATGTATTTTATTGAAACATACATCAACATCGTTTCTCTCGATGAGGGTCTTGTTCCGTTCAAACCGTACGATTATCAAAAGAACATGATCGAGACAATCCACAAGGATCGCTTTGTTATCGCAAAACTACCACGGCAGTCGGGCAAGTCTACGACCGTTGTTTCTTACCTTTTGCACTATGTCTTGTTCAACTCTTCAAAGAATGTTGCAATCTTGGCAAACAAGCAGGTCACTGCACGCGAACTTTTGGGTCGTCTGAAGTTGGCATATGAGCATTTGCCGAAGTGGCTTCAGCAGGGGGTCATCGAATGGAATAAAGGTTCGATTCACTTGGAGAACGGCTCAAAGATTCTTGCATCCTCGACATCATCTTCAGCCGTACGGGGTGGGTCATTCAATATGCTGTTCCTTGATGAATTTGCCTTTGTCCCAGAGAATGTAGCCGACGAATTCTTCAGTTCTGTGTACCCCACGATCTCGGCTGGACAAGAAACTAAAGTTTTGATCATCAGCACACCCAAAGGTTTGAACATGTATTACAAACTTTGGTCTGATGCCATCGAAAAGAGAAACTCTTACACTCCTATCGATGTTCACTGGACTGAAGTTCCGGGTCGTGATGAAAAGTGGAAAAAAGAGACTATCCGCAACACCTCACCGGAGCAGTTTAGGGCAGAGTTTGAGTGTGAGTTCTTGGGGTCGCTAAACACTTTGATTGCACCGTCTAAGTTGAAAACATTGGTTTACCAGCGACCGCTGAAATCTTCCGAGGAGGGGTTGTCAGTTTATGAGGAGCCTATCGCGGGTGCAAACTACTTCTTAGGTCTTGATGTATCCAGAGGTAAAGACCTTGATTATCATGCCTTCTCTATCATTCGATACGATCAGATGCCATACAAGGTGGTTGCAACATTTAGAAATAACGACATGCAGCCGTTTCTTCTGCCTACCCTAATCTACAACTTTGCTATGAGGTACAACGAAGCACAAGTCTTGATTGAAATCAACGACATCGGGCAGGAGATTGTTGACCTTTTGTGGAATGACCTTGAATATGAAAATATCATCACAACCACTGTGCGTGGTCGTAAAGGTCAAGTTATGGATGCAGGCTTCTCGAAGCATGATAGACAGTATGGTGTTCGCATGAGTCCAAAAGTGAAGCGTGTTGGATGTGCCATCCTGAAAGAGATGGTTGAGCAGGATAAAATGGTCTTGAATGACTTCAACGTTGTCAATGAACTAGCGTCATTCGTCTCGAAGCGGGGATCGTTTGAGGCTGAAACTGGACACCATGATGACTTGATCACCAGTTTGTTGCTCTTTGCGTGGGCTTCCAATCAAGACTACTTCAAAGATTTGACAGACATAAATATTCGTGAAGAACTCTTGAAAGAGAAGATCGCCAAGATGGAAGAAGACATAATGCCATTTGGATTTGTCGAAAATGGAGTCGATGAAGACTCATTTGTAGATAACAACGGTGATCTTTGGTCGGTGGATAGAAATGATGAGTTCCTCTAAACCGCTGTATCAATAGATAAGTAGCAACAGGAGATTAATATGGCATTTCAAGTTAGCCCCGGCGTTCAAGTAAAAGAAATTGATCTAACTTCGATCATTCCATCCGTTTCTACGACAAGAGCGGGTTTCGCAGGACAGTTCAACAAAGGTCCGGTTGGTTCGAGAGTGCGTGTCACCAGCGTGAATCAATTGAGAAGTGTTTTTGGTGATCCTACCGATACTAACGCAGTTGACTTTTTCTCTGCTGCAAACTTCCTTGCATACACCAACAATCTTCAGATTGTAAGAGTTGTCGGATCGGGTGCGGTAAACGCTAACGTGGCTGGAAACACCGGAGCAAACACACTGATTAAAACCGTGGCAGACTACGATGCTAAGTTTGGAACTACTGGTGGAACGCTGGGTCTTAGTTTGGGTACTTACGCCGCTCGCACTCCCGGTGGCGAAATTCAACAGGGTGGCAATGCGTTCCAAGTTTCAACTTGCGACAGAACCACATTGAATGTTACACTCTTTGGTGCGTCAGGAGCGGGTCCATTGCAAGACACCTCAACTCCTGCCGGAACTCTTGATTTTGCTAGTGTTCCTACATCAACGGATAAAGTGTTTCACTTTGCAATTGACTTTGCAGGGCTTACTTCCGCAGGATTGACCACTGATGTTACAGACGGTCAACTCGATATTGCAAATACTGGCACGGTGATCGGAGACAATCTTAGACTTTCGGGACTCGCTGGTAGTCAACTTCGAACGATTACTGGCTTGACTCCCGGTTTTGTTACAACTATCAAATCCCAACCCGCTATGACCGCTGGCGGTCCCTTTGGTAATACATCGGGCGTTGCGGTTCACCTCAATGTTTCATCGACCACTGATTATGTGGGTCGCTCTGGAGGATTTGTTCTTGTTGAGGGACGCAGCGGAGGCAACATCGTTCCGTTTGTTGGAAGAGTGGACGGCTTCACTCTCAACTCCGGTTCGAATGGTAGCACTATCAGTGTCAAACTCGATGACGGTGTTACCGCTGGTAAAGGTGTTACCTTTGCAGTCGGTGACAGAGTTCAGTTTATGGGAATGCTCGAAGTTGGCACAACGCTTGCCGGACAAGCCGGTATTACGGCTGCGGCAATCGACTGGCGATATAGATCTAATTTCCAAAGTGACCTTCCCGCAACGAGTGTTGACGCAAAAGACAGAGGTGCTACAAATGACTTGATGCATGTCGCAGTTATTGATCAATTTGGTTTGGTCAGTGGCACTAAGGGTGATGTGGTTGAGGTCTTTGATGGAGTTTCTAAAGCATCGAATGTTAAAGACACCTTTGGTAACAACATCTTTGTTCAGCAGAAAATTCGCTCAGACTCAGATCAAGTGTTCCTGACAGGTTTCTCAGACAAATCAGAAGACGTTAGTGGTGGCATTACTGCACACTCTGGAACAATCGCAAAAACAGCACACGGCTCAGATGCCCAAGCAGGAATTGTGTTTGGAACTATGATCAAACCTTCAACGGTTAGTTTGACTGGTGGCACGCTTGGTGGCGCACCGTCAAACAAAATTACCAATGGCTATGATCAATTCGAGGACTCTGAAACTGTTGATGTAAACATCCTCGTTGGTGGTGGTGCGACTGGTGCTGATGCGGTGTCAATCGCAAACATTGCAAGTTCCAGAAAAGACTGTATCGCATTCTTCTCTCCACCCGAAAATGCAGTTTTGACTGACGGAGCCGCCTCTCCGAAAACGTCCGTTGTTGCGACCGCCAACACGGTTGCTTACAGAAAAGGAACGAACGCAAATGTCTCCGGTGGGGATGTCGATTTCACATCTGGAAACTTGAACATTGACACATCCTTTGCTGTCATGGACAGTGGTTGGAAACTTACCTTTGACCGCTATAACGACAAGTTTAGATATATTCCACTCAGTGCTGATACCGCAGGTGTCACTGTTCGAACGGATATCATTGCAGAGCCTTGGTTCTCACCAGCAGGATTTAACAGAGGTCAAGTCCTCGGTGCAGTAACTTTGGCTTATAGCCCCAACCAAGCGGAACGGGATGATCTTTACATCAATAACATCAACCCCGTTGTTGCGTTCCCCGGTCAAGGAACAGTGTTGTTTGGTGATAAGACTTTGCAACAAAGACCATCTGCGTTCGACAGAATCAACGTTCGTCGCTTGTTTATCATTCTTGAGAAAGCAATTGCAACGGCAGCCAAGTTCCAACTCTTCGAAATCAATGATGCGTTTACCCGCTCGCAGTTCAAGAGTTTGATTGATCCATTCCTTCGTGATGTTCAAGCCCGAAGAGGTATTGTTGACTTTAAGGTGATTTGTGATACGAGTAACAACCCATCAACTGTTGTGGACAGAAATGAGTTTGTTGCAAGTATCTTTATCAAACCATCCCGTTCGATCAACTTTATCACCCTCAACTTTGTTGCAACGGGCAGTGGCGTAAACTTCCAAGAAATCGGTGCATAAGGCATACATACCATAGGAGCAAAGTAAATGAACATCGACAAATTCAAAAACGCAATCGGCGGTGGTGTAAGACCCTCGCTGTTTAGAGTAAAGGGCAATATTGGCACAACCACTAGCCCCGATGTTATGAGTTTCTTGGTCACTGCTGCACAACTTCCCGCTTCGACTCTTGGAGAGATTGATGTCAACTATCGAGGTCGGCAACTTAAACTTCCCGGCTCTCGAACTTTTGAACCATGGACGCTTACAGTCTTGAATGACGAGGGAATGTTCCTGCGTTCACGTTTTGAAAAATGGTTGGATGATCTCAACGGAGCAGCAAGCAACGTAGCACAGCGACCAATTACTCTGACCAACGCGGTAGATTTCCCTACATGGTCGATTGATCAACTTAACAGAAATGGTCAACCGATCAAATCGTATGAACTTCTTTATTGTTTTCCAACCAACGTGAGTGCCATGGATCTCGCCGCCGATGCTGACGGACTTTCCGATTTCCAAGTCACACTTTCATACTCTTACTTCCTCACTAGTGGTGTTAACGGTATTCCTGTTGGAGCCGCACCAATTAGAGAGTAATAGACATAGGGGATAATTATGCCTGTTGAACTTTTTGGGTTTTCTCTTGGGCGAACAAACAAGAGAAACAATGTAGATTTATCGACCCCTCCGCAAGCACAAGACGCAAAAGTACCATCATTTGTAATTCCAGATCTTGACGATGCGTACGCCGTCGATGCTGGTGGTGTGTTTGGCTACACTGTTGATCTGGACGGCTCTCTTAGAACCGATACCGCCTATGTCGCAAAATACAGAGACATGGCTACTCAGCCAGAAATCGAAAAGGCTATCGAAGACATCTGCAATGAGGCAATCGTGTTTGATGAAAACCGATATCCGGTTGAAGTGATTCTTGATCATGTTACTCTCCCTGACAATGTTAAAGATTCAGTTCGTAAAGAGTTTCAATACCTTTTAAGACTTCTTGACTTTAACAATAAAGGTTATGAAATCTTTAGACGTTGGTATATCGACGGCAAGGGTTACTACCACATGATTGTTGACCCCAAGAATCCAAAGAAAGGGATTCTTGAAATGCGACCAATTGACGCTGGCAAAATCAAAAAGATCGCAGAGGTTCTTAAGGATAAAGATCCTAAGACTGGTGCGGAGATTGTCAAAGGTGTCAAAGAGAAATATGTCTATCGTGATAAACCTAACCAAGCAACGGCGTTAGAGATTCCGCCGGAGGCTATTTGTTATTATCCGTCTGGCATTTACGATGCTTCAAGATCGCGTGCGATCTCATATCTGCACAAGGCGATCAAGCCGCTAAATCAACTTAGGCTCGTCGAAGACGCTACCGTGATTTATCGCCTCTCGCGTGCGCCCGAGCGTAGGATCTTCTATGTTGACGTTGGTAACCTGCCCAAGACCAAAGCCGAACAGTATGTTCGAGATTTGATGAATCGATACAAAAACAAATTGACGTACGACGCATCGACTGGTGAGATGCGTGATGACCGTAAGTTTATGTCGATGCTCGAAGACTACTGGTTGCCTCGTCGTGAAGGTGGTAAAGGCACAGAAATCACAACGCTTGATGGTGGACAAAATCTCGGTGAGATGGACGATGTGATGTATTTTGAAAAGAAACTCTACAAGGCACTTGATGTCCCGATGTCACGAATTGAAGCCGACACTGGTTTCAACATGGGTCGAGCATCTGAGATTAGCCGTGATGAGTTGAACTTCCAAAAGTTTATCAATAGGCTTCGCAACAAGTTTAACATGTTGTTTGTCAATGCCCTTCGAGTGCAATGCATTCTTAAAGGTATTGTCAGTCAGGAGGAGTTTTACAAGATCTCACAAGACTTGCGTTTTGATTATGTTACAGACTCATTCTTCACTGAAAGCAAAGAGTATGAGATCATCAAAGAGAGACTTGATGTTATGCGTGAGATGACCGAATACATTGGAGAATACTACTCGCGTGACTATGTGCGTAAGAATATCTTGCGTCAGACTGATGAGGAAATCAAGCAACAAGACAAACAGATAGATATTGAAAGAGAAAAGGGTTTGTTGCCTGAAAAGAACGGCGACGGAGGATTCTAATGGACGAAAGACTGAACCATCTCAACATGATTCTTGAAGCCCCTGAGAAGGTGTCGGTCGCGTATACCATGTCCATCCTTGCGTCACGTTGTCTGGGTGCTATTGAGGAAGAGTTTAGAAAACCACCCGAAGATAAGAAGTCGCCTGAACTTGAAAAGGCTGAAACCGACAAAACCGAAGCCGATGCTGCCAAGGCAGAAGCAGAAGCAGATGCAACTGATCCGACTCTTGACCCCGACTTCAAGAAGGAGTTTTACCTTACCTCGTTCGAGCATAAGGGTAAGCAAATTGTGCTTAAAAAACTAGGCATGGGTGCTTCTGCACCTGTCTCCGCATATGTTGATGGCAAACGTGCAGAGTTGTTCATGTCGCAAAAACAGGCTGAACGAGAGATTAAGAAACTCATTGATAATGGATTTGTCAAATCAGTCAAGCCAGAGGCAACAGTTGAAAGTCTCCGCTCATTTGGTATGGGTGGTGGAATCGTCGAACATGCCGATGGATCATACAGTGCCATGAAGTTTTCGGACATTCAAGACGCACTTGAAATATATCATAGGCTAAATAAAGAGCATAGAGTTGCCTTTGAAGAAAGACTGCGTAAGTCTCAAAAAGATGCAGCAGACATGATTGGCTTTTTCCAAGAAAGACTAAAGAGGGATCTAGTATGAACGCTAATACAGTTGTAAACGCAATCGCAAACAGACAGTATAACGCTGCCGAAGAAGCCATCGCAGAGATGCTTCAGGCTAAGGTGTCTGATGCCTTGGTTTTGAAGAAGGAAGAAGTGTCTCAAGACTTTGGTGGTCAACTCGGTGAAGCCAAGCACGACAAAGATTACGATGAGTTCTTTGATAAGGCAATGAAAAAGTTTGGTATTTCCTCACCTGCTGATTTGAAGACCGACGAAAAGAAGAAAGAGTTCTTTGACTACGTTGACAAGAACTTCAAGGCAAAAAACGAAGAAGTCGAACTTGATGAAAAAGAGCATACTGGCAAATCCATGAGCATGGATAAAGTCAAGTCTAAAGTAAAGGCAATGAGTTCAGACGATCAAGAATATCTGTTGAAACTCATGAAGGGTGTCAAGAAACTCCCTAAATCACAGTTGCCCGAAGAAGCAATGGGAGGTGCAGTTGCACCAGTGGGAGCGGCATCCGCTTCTGCGACGGCTCCACTACCGATGATGATGCCTTTCGGTGGATCTAAAAAGCCCAGCCCCGGTTCCAAACAGGGAAAAAAATCTGATCGTGGCTCGGATGTAGGTGGTGCGGTTATTGATGCCGTTGTAGACGGATTAGGTATTCCAGAAAATCAAAGAAGACCAATCATTGAAAGATTCCTTGGAGATTTGATTAATGGTGCTATCCCCGGTCTTGGGATTATTAGGACTATTGAGAATGTCATTGACTTCATTGAACCATTGTTGCCCGGTGGTGGTGCAGGCGGAGAGGGATAATCATGTTACTCATCACAGAGGTCAACGATAACGTTAATCTTGTCACCGAAGAAGTGAACGGTGAGAAGCAGTATCATATTGACGGCATCTTTATGCAGGCGGAACAAAAGAACCGCAATGGTCGCGTTTATCCCTCCAAGGTTTTGATGAACGAGGTCAAAAAGTATAACAATGACTATGTGAGAAGCAAAAGAGCCATGGGTGAACTCGGTCACCCCGATGGACCCCAACTG